CTGGTTGACCGTTATTGCAGCGGATTCAGGTACTGGCGATCCTCGTACTGGGATCACCTTTAACCAGCTCGATGTTGCTTTCAAGAAAGCAACAGATGTTTCGTTTTCGTTAAAAACGCTGACAGGACCGCCTACTGATTTCCGAGAAAATGGAAATGGTGTATACGAGGTTCTGTTTGACGCCTCAGACCTTGCTGTAGTGGGGTCATTTCTCTATGTTGTCAACAGTAACGGAGCACTGCCCTCCCCGGCGATTAGGCAATTTATTGGTCAGGCGTACGTAGAATCATCTACTTCTTATACACCAGGTACGATTGCTCTCAGTACAAATGTGATTACAGGCAATCTTATCGATCTCCACGGGGATGCGTTAGTAGGAGAGTCCGTTAGCGCCAGAGTGGTGGCTATGCCTACAATCCAAGGGACATCCCCGAATATTGGTGGTATCGGTGTTGACATCGTAAGTGCCCAGACAGATGCATCAGGGTTTTTTGCTCTCGAGTTGGTTCAAGGAGCTTTGGTAGACATCGTAATTCCGGTGGTCAATTATCGGCGCACGTTGACTGTGCCGTCGAATTCTTCTGACACGTTGTTCTTGATTCCGTAGGTGGTCTAATGGCAGCTCCGACAAGTATTACGGTCAGCTTGGACCTAGACGAGTATAGCAAGTTCGAACGTGACCGTCAGACCGTGCAAGTTACATGGGCTGCCTCTGGGGGCGGTGACATGTCCACGGAGCAGCTTACTGTTGAATTAAGAAAGGCACGTAGAGATCGCGATCAGGCAGTTTACACAACAACGGTTACTATCCAAGGAACTTCTGATCCACAAACGGGAACCGTTGACATTGCCCTATATGATGTGTTGGATTCTGATTCGATTAGTTTGGTCAGAAGGGGGTACTACTATGTGCGAGTGTCATCAGTTACCACCCCTACTATCTATGGGGATTCTCCAGATTTTCCTATTAGTATTGTTACGGTAACACAACTTCGAGAGTCGTATCTTTTTGGTTTGAATCTAGAAGCTAGCGATGTACGCGACGTAAAATTCCAGCCGTCAACAATTACTGGTGTGGAGATTACATCAGTTAGTAGTTCCCACACTACGGGGTTTGGTACGTTAACTTACGTCTATGATGGCACAACGAGTCCAACGCTACGTCAACTGTCATGGAATGGGGGACCGTTAATAACGATCAGTACGACCGGGCGATTCCTAGTTAGAAGTAATTGCTCTTCTGGTGATTACATCGTAGTCCAGATTCGTAATCTTTCAGCACTCCCCACAGCTAATGCTTCAGAAGAACTGCTAGTCGATAAAGACGAGATCAGCGACGACATGCTCCGTCGTTGGATCGAACAGGCATGCGACTGGTTAGAAAATGACAAATTGGCTGGCGTATTTCTCGAACCTACAAGAGTTGTGACCGACCCTGTCTTGCCTGGAGGAGATATTCCGGATTGGGATTTTATTGTGCCGGCTATTACTTTCTACCCAGTAGCGCCGGCTAAATGGATCGATATACTATTTCCGTATCCGGGATTACTGAAAATTGACGAGTTGTTCGGTAGGTTGGCTGACACTGATATTGTAAATATTGATACGTCTTGGATTGAGATCAGTGAGAGAAACGGATTTGTTCAACTAGTTCCGTTTAACCAAGCGGCGGCATTCCAATTTATTGGTCTGGTCTGGGTAGAGAGTATGCGGGGCAGGATCGAATTGCCTAACTTTTGGCACTTCGATGCTGTAGCTGGGCTGAGACAAGTTGATCCAGTTTTGCAAGAAGTTATCAGCAAAAAAGCAGCGATAGATGCTTTGACTGTAGCAGGGCACGCCTTTAGAGGAGGTTTTGCTAGTCAGTCCATTTCAAGAGATGGAGTTTCGGAAAGTGTATCGTATACGGCATCTGCTATTTACGGTATTTACTCTGCAACGATCGAAGATTATACGAAGTTCATTAATCGCGAGATCAAGCAGCTCAGAGGTCGCTATCGCGGCATGAACTTTATGGTTTTGTGACAGTTAAATGGCACGTGGACCAAATAGAGGACTCGGTATTGATTGGACCTTTAGTTCGCATGAAGGTCAAATTAATAACCGTGGCGAAACCCTGATTCATGAGATCGGGATGCGGTGTCCCTGCAGTAATGAGGACACTCACGCTGGATCGATATTGAGGAAAGACGTTCCACGCCGCCGTAAGACATTTATATGTTCCAATTGTGTCGGTACTGGTTATATTTATCGTGATCCCAAAACGATTATTGCTATGATCACGAACATCTCGGAGGACTACGCTAGACAGGAAGCTGGCTGGGCTATTCCGGGAGATGCCATTATGTCCCCCTTACCAGAATACACAGTTTCTACGGGAGATTTGGTCACATTTACTTGGGCGCAGCCTCTTGACGAGGGTCAGGTTATTGTTCGCGGTGCCGCCAATATGAGCGACAATACGGCTCGTAAACTTAATCTGGAAGAGAATGAAGATCGACTTTGGTACAATGCCGTTTCCGGTATTTGGTGTGAAGGGCTAGATAACGAGACTACAACTGTTTATCGAAACAATGCCGATTTTGTGCTGGATGGCAGCAAAGTTATTAAATGGATTGGTAATTCTCCAAGAAAGGGATCCACTTATACGTTGAAGTATATGGCCTACCTAGAGTGGGAAGCCCAAGTACCGCCGGCTACTAGAAGAGATCGAGACCGGGATCTTGGAGCCCGCGTACTACTTAGGAAAAAGCATATAGCTCAAGTTTGGGACTCCAGTAATAGTGCTCCCGGTGACAAGTTGCCGTTCTGTGATCGATTGAGGGGGTGTTCATGATCCGTCTCAATATAAAAATACCTAGTTTCACAATGCGGTTAACTAAAAGAGGTAGAATTACGATCAAGGCAGCTCGAGAAGGACTACGTCAGGTGGCAGCTGCAGCTTACGGAGAGTGGCAAAGCATCGCAGCTAGGAAGTTAAAAAGTACTAGAAGAATGTATCAAGATGCATTGCATCTGAAATTAGGTTCTGGTCGGGCTGCTTCTGAGATCACTCTGTTTGCCAAAAATGAATCCGACAATTGGCTAGTCCAGGGGCTCGAATTTGGTGCTGAAGCGTTTGATATGAAACCTTCTCGATTAGCTAAAAAGAAGGGTCCTGGGGGGATTACACCACGACCCGCTTATCATTGGTCGGAGTTCCATAAAACCAAACCAGGTGTTAAAAAAAGAAATCCTCCATTTGTGGACATTCCTCGAGGCGGTGGTAGAAGAACTGGATCAACCCCTAGTGAATTCCGTCGTATATCTTCGACGTCAGGCGGATTTATGCATCCGGGATTCAAACCTATTGGATCAGGTGGTCCTGGGCCGATGAGACATGAGGTGATTAGCTACATTAAAGAACAAATTCCAGTTGTAATTGGTCCAATTATAAAGAAGATGGGCGGATCGATATGAGTATCGTTCCAGAATTTGTCCTTCAGAAAGTTATTGCTGAAGGTATTCGCCAATTCAGGGAGAATCAGAAACTATTACCGATGTTATTTCGTAACCTTAACGTTACCGAGGTAGCGGAATTACAGAGGTATATAAGGGATCAGCCGATTGATCTTGCGATAAATTGGCCAGATTCTCAAATGAAGTTACCTTCAATAATTCTGTCGTTGAAAAACGAAACAGAATCTGAATCATTTCTCAATGAGTTGATGCAAGGTCCCAATAGTATTCAAAATACAGGAACTCCATTCCGCAAGGAGACGTTGACGGCTCCTGCTACAGTACTTGGAGGCGGATCGACAAGTCGTACAGGGCATCCTGTGCAACCTATTACTGATCCTATCCAAATCACCGATGCTACCGCAAACACAGTCGAATTCGATTTAGTAGAACCTTTTTCTGTTACAGATCCATTTGAGATCAAATCCGACCAAGAATTGATTTTGACTGTTAGGGAAGGGACAGGATCTGGGCAGCGGCGGACGGTATCTTCAATTACTCCTTTTGTAGGATCAGACGGAAATTATGTTGTGGTGGAGGTTACATCGAATTGGGCCACATCACTGGATAATACGTCCATTATAGAGTTTCAGATTCAATCTGACACACCATTTGCGGTAGGTGAACCGGCAAAGCTGTTTGAGGATGACCAGTTCATCGAAAGGCATGGTGCTTTGTACAGTACAAGCTACCAAGCATTAGTTGTCGGTCCGAACCAAGAGATTACTGTTTTCCTATATGCGATCTTAAAGGCTATTTTGATATTAAATCACGATTATTTAGAGCAAAACGGTGTGATCGATTTAAAGGTTGGTGGTACTGATTTTGTACACAGACCGGAATATTTGCCAGAACTTGCATATCAGCGGGCGTTGATCTTAGAATTCCAGCATGCTTTCGATGTGTATGTGGAGGCTGCAGCCGTGAGTGAGATCAGGCTCGCACTGGAAGTGAGCGACAGCTCGGGCGGATTAGTCGGAGTTGTCTCGGATACCAACTTGGATCTCTCGGCTTAGGAGGCCAGACATGGCGAAAACGCAAAGAGGGGCCGAGGCGACTGTGAAAAAGACTAACGTCGCTCCGGAGAAGTCTGAAGTAAAGAAGAGTACAAAGGCAAAATCAGAGAAGAAGGTTGGGCCGGACAAGGAAGTTGTCTCGGTTGAGTTAAAGGTGCCTTTCAAACGCTGGTTTGTCTCGAAAGGCTTTAAACCTCGTTGGCGTGCTGGCATGGAAGCGTTTGTTGACACATCTGTGCCCCGCACTGTTAATGAGTGGGACAAAATTTTCAAGGCGTACTAACGGTAGGAGCGCACGATGTCACGTTCTGTTACGTGGAATGGAATGACCCAATTCCGAGCTGGCGGTTTGACTCGGATCAATGCTAGTGCTCTCGCTCAAATCGGTCTTGCGCCTAACGGGATCATTGGTCTCATTGGCGAAGCTGATGGCGGCACTGCAGAACCAGGTGAGATCGTCACTATTGACGATCCAGCCTTATCAAAAGAATACTTTAGAAGCGGCACTCTCGCAGATGCTGTTATTCCGGCGTTTGACCCGTCTGTCGATCCCAGGATGCCTGGTGGGGCATTTCGGGTTTTAGGTATCCGCACTAATACTGCTACTCAGGCATCGCGGACGTTGTATGGAAGGTATACGACTGATACAACAGCAGCGGGGTGTACTACCACAGTGATTAACGTCACTACTGGTGGTTTGACTGTCGATGCCTTGATAAACGACGTACTAAGAGTCAACGGCGAGGACCGTACGATTACCGATAATGATGCTACGTCGATTACAGTAGGTACGGCTTTTTCTTCAGCTCCAGCTTCTGGTGTAGCTGTTGAAGTGCTTGCTCCAATGTATGACGTGACCACTAAACAGTATGGCACCCCAGCGAACGACACTACTTTTGAGTGGGAACCTGGAGTTACTGCCGGTGGAGCATGGACTAATTCGTTTGAAGGAACAGATCAAATCGGTGAGGACATCGGAGATAGTAGTTTCCTCCAGGTTGAGTACGTAGGTCAGAGCACAACTGTCGAAAACCTTATTGGTACGGCTACTGGTGGAACAACTACTACTTTAGTGGTTACCGCAGCCGGGTGGGCAATTAATGCTTGGCAGGACATGTACCTTGAGGTCACTCTTGGTGGTATTAAGAATATCAGGAAGATCGCCTCCAATACTGCTGACACGATCACAGTAACTGGGACTATGACGGGGTCGCCAACAACTGAAACATTCCGAGTTCTTGTTGGGGCAATTTTAGATGGGGATGTAGCGGCAGCGGCTGCAGGAACTGTAACGCTGGAATCTACGGTCAATGTAGCAGCCAATGAGCTTGATGGCTTAGTGGTGGCAATCGTCGCTAATGCAGTTGGAGGTGGTACTGGTCTTGGTCAGGTCAGGACAGTCACTTCGCATACGACTGGAGTGTCAGCTGTACTAACATTGGACGACAACTGGACTACAACCCCAGATACAACATCTGATTACCAGGTTCGGTACGTGGAAGCGGCCACTGGCTCGTTTGTGGGTGCTCTTGGTGTAGCGTCTTCGTTCCAGACTTCGGTTACGATAAATGGTGCTGCTGCGGCCACTGATCTTAATATTACGATTGATAGTAAGATGACTGTGGCTGATCTTGCAAATACGATCAACGCAGACTCTAATTATACGGCCACTATTCCTGCTACTGTAAACACTCAGACTACGATGGCCAATACGTTTGATTTCGATCTTGGTAATACTGCCGTTGAGATCCGAACAGACAAGGCTACGATTACTACACAGCCCAGCAACTCCCCCACTTATGGGTACACCGAGACGTGGAAGAATAATTTCAAGAGGAATGTTGCTGTAATTGTTGCTGACATCAATGATAAGGCTGAGTTTATAACCGCCACTAGATCAACGTCAGGCGGCGCGGGGACAGGGTCCGGTGCTCCAGAATGGAGTGGAGGTTCAATCGGTACCGCCGGTGATACAGTGCTTCAACTTTCTGGCGGCGGAAGAGGAACTAGTGATAATGCGGCGTTCCAAAGCGCTTTCGATAAGTTGATCTTGGAACGGCACAACTTTGTGATCCCACTTATTGTCCAGGACCTTTCAGAGGAGGGTCTTAGTTCTACAGCTACGTGGGCTTCTGTCGCAGCTCAGCTTTCTGCACATGTTAGCGAAGCTAACGGCATCGCTAAGAATGAGTGCGGCGGCTTGATCGGCTTTAAGGGCACCAAAACTGAGTACATTACAGCAGCCAATACTTACGCCAACACTGATATTCAGATGACTTCGCAGCGGTTGCAAGTACTGGATGTTGATGGCAGCTTGGCAACTCAAGACGAGTGGTCGCTGGCTGTTGTCGCTGCTGGTATGCGGTCTGGTGCTCCAGAAGTTGGTGAGCCAATCACCCATAAGTACCTCAAAGCGTATGCTCTCGAACAAGATACGAGTTGGGATCCCCGCGACCGAACGGACGCTAACAATCTTATCGCCAACGGATGCCTGTTTGCCGAGCACATCGAAGGCAAGGGAATCAGGTTTGTTCGAGACCTCACAACTTATGTTCAGGATGACAATCTTGCTTATAGCGAGGGATCGACCCGAGATGTAGTTAGGTATGTAGCCTATGGACTTAGAACAACTCTTGAAGATCGATACACGGGCGTTAAGGCTAAACCTGCTAATGCCGCTGGTATTAAAGCAACAGCAGTAGCATATTTGGAATCCCTCAACGCCGAAAATATCATCGTTACGAGCTTGAATGAGGACAATGTTGTTGTTCCAGGTTTCGAGAAACTGCGAGTTTCCATTAGTGGGGACATTGCGACAGTTAGAGTTCAGGTTTACCCAGCTGTAGGGATAAATTTCCAATTGAATGATATATATTTGCAGTTGCCACGATTGACCGCATAAGGGATCAATTTTTGATGGAGGTTTTTTGAAATGGCTATCTCAATCCCAGCGATTCTCGACACGCAGCTTGCTGCGTTAAGAGCATCCATGGAACCTGTAAATGACGCGGCTACGGCAACTGATTCTTTTGCAGTTGCTCCAGGCGCTATCGCAAACCGCTGTGCAGATCTGCTTGATCTCCTAGTTAGCCTAATCGACTCAGGTACGCTAACAGGAGTAGGTGTCCACACGGCTGCAGACGCCACCAACACGATTGCGGTGGCAGCGGACGCTACCAACCTGGCAACCTTGCAGACGCTGCTTAACGCGATGAGGGACGGCACTGGTGAAGCTGGTGGTGGAGTTGCAGCTCACTTTCTTATCGTAGGTGCCAATGAGCATATTGGCGCTGACGTAACCAATGCCATTACAGCTGCCGCTGCCACAGACCTAGCAACTTCAATCACCTTGGCCAATGACATTAAGGCGCAGTACAATGGTCACCTGTTGCTAAATGCAGCCACTGGACATTACGGTCCAGAGCTAACCAACACGGTCGTTTCGCCTGATGCAACTGTATTGGCGGATTGTATTACGTTGGCCAATGAGCTGAAGGCTAAGTATAATTTGCACTGCGCCAACATCGGTGCTGGATCACTGACATCTTTCATCGACAATGCAGCCATCACAGGCGTTAACAGCCTGGTTGGTGCTACGTTTACTTTCGATGCAGCTACGACCACAGCGGCTCTACAGGGCGTGTCAGCGGTTGTTAGAGCTAATGGTGTGAATGATATTCAATTCACTTCAGCGCTTCCTGCAGTCCCAGTTGTCGGTGACGATGGTGTTTTGGCTTGGACCGCTGTCGATACTGATATTGCCGCAATGCGTCAAGGTAAGGGTTTGGGGGACATGGCTAGTAATCCGTATGGTTTCGGTCCTAATTTCATCAATGCCGTTATGATGACATTGGAACGGATCGGTACGGTACCTTCCTGGCTTACTGCTGCTGCGGCTGAGCCGTTTGGTATCGGTTCTCCACATGCAGGTCATGGCGGTGCTCAGGGTCACTCGTCTTTGATCTTGGCTTCTCAAATGTTGCAAGAAGTTCGGGATGCTGTAGCTGCATATACCGCACCTGCGTAATCCTAGATGATACCCCACACATAACTTCGGCTTCATGGCGCAGGGGCGTTCATTTGCGCCCCTTGCTTGCTTGTCTACCAATATGAACAAGATCAGTCCTATTTTTGGGATTGTTAATGATCTTAGTATGTTCGACAAGCACCACATTAAGTACTCATGGAGTACCCACTAAGTACTCATGACTAATTTTAGGATTTCTTGACGGTTGGAAACGATCCCAGTACGCTAGGGATCGAAATCCTGTCGTCCGCCAGGCTACAGGACTACTGGGTGGTGCCTTGGGGATTCCTAAGGCACCGCTTAGTTTCCTCGCCAGTGGCGTACTCTGGAGCTGACACACTTGCGGTCACCCTTCGGTACGTCCGTTCGGTTCTGGTCATCGCAGAGGAATAACTACTGCGACTGAAATCAAGATCAAACTACAACCAAGAGGAGAGTAGTATGGCCGAAGCCACCCCAAACTTTGCTGGAGCGCCTCAGGTATTTTCTGGAGCGAGAGCAAGATTTAAGTTCGCTGACGTAACGGTTGGCTATGCTGCCGGTGTCAGTGGAGAGGAAACCATCGATTATGAACCGGTTGAGGTACTTGATCTATTAGAGGTGCGTGAGCATGTGCCAGTGGCCTATCGCGTGTCCCTGTCTGCTCAGGTATTTCGGGTAATTGGTGACTCACTCAAGGCCCAAGGCATCTTCCCGAAGCCTGAAGAGATTATCAATTCTACTGGTCTCGATGCAGCTATCGAGGACGCTGGTATTACTGAAAACAATACATCGCTGTTCACAGGTGTCCGTACAGCTGGGCATACATGGGATGTGACTGCTCGAGGTATTGTGTCGGAAAATGTGAACTTCGTCGCGATCAAAGTGAAGGACGAGTACGAAGGTGCGTGACATCGATCGCGTTTGTAGTTGACCTTTAACTTATACGCTACCAAGTTTACTTTGTTGCCTGGCGTTCGATAAGGAGATCAAAATGATTCACAACAGTCCGAATGATGGTCAGTTCCGTCAAGTTTCCGCTCAGAATGCTCCTCCGTCTCATCCGCAAACGGCTGGGTTGGACAGCGTTCCAACTAACTTAACTCATACTTGGAACTTCAAATACCAATCACCGTTCGATAACAAAACATACGAGGGGCAATTTACGTGCAAAAAGTTGTCTGTAATGCAGTTATCTCGACTTGGTGTCCGCAAGACGCAGTTGAATGGTGGGTTTCATTATGACGAAGAACATCCGGGACAAGGTGTTGAGGAGCACATTGACAGTATGAATTCGATGGTGGCTCATCTTGAGGTAGCTCTGATTCAATACCCCTTGTGGTTCAATCTTGATGAGTTGATTGACCCTATGATCCTCCAGCTTGTTTACAGGGAGGTGCACAAGTTCGAGGACAACTTTTTTCGACCAAAAGGGCAATATACTGAGTCTGGACGAAGCGGCCAGGATGATAGCGTCGGAACGGATCAAAAATCCGGGGCTGCTGGATCTATTACGACGGTGGGCAGAGAAGAAGTACAACCTTCCGTGGACCCATGAATGTTTTCAGCAGCAGACTCTTATTGAGCTTTTGATCTCTTTTTGGGAGGACTATTACGAGAAAAATCCAATAGCTTCCAGGACTACGAAGGATGGCAATGTTGTATTCGCCAACACTGGTGATCCGTTGATCGATAAGTGGGAAGAGGAGTTGGCTAAAGGGTTACCTCCAGATCTCACAGAGGGATTGTCACCGGAACAACGTAGACGAGAAAAAGAAGCTTTGGATAAGTTTCAACGACAGCAGAATGCTGTTGGAGCTGAAGGTCTGAAAGATGGCTTCGTCGAGAACTACCTTGAGCAAGCTGGAATTCCGGCGTTAGGCAAGTAGCTGCGGAGGACGTGGTGCCTGAGAACGAAAAACTTACGATCGAACTTGAGCTGGAAGGGCGCAAATTCCAGAAGGAGATGGCCAACCAGCTCAAGGCCATGACGAAGTGGTCGAAAGAGGGCACTAAATCTACGCGAGATATAGTCAAAGTCCTAGAAGAGATCAAAGATCATCTGAAAGGTCTCTCAAAAAATTACAAGCAGGTTGGAGCTGCCGCTCAAGAGGCTGCGAAGAAGCAGACTAGATCCGCCAAACAGACCACCGAGGAACTTAAGAAGCAGGAGTCTATTCTTAAGCGCCTCAAAGTTATGGCGGATAAAGCTGCTAGGCATGATCTTGGTGGCGGTTTTGCTGGCGGATTGATGGGAGGTACCGGGATTTCCGGTGCTTATCAAGCTATGCGGGCTCCGAATCGTGGCGCTCGTCTAGGCGGAGCAGTTGGTCGCGGAGCAGTGGGAGTGGCCGCTCGAGGTGTTGGTTTTGGGGTTGCGGGTGTTCAGAATGCTTTCCAGACGTATTTGCAGTATGGACAAGCTCTTTATGGCATGACTGGCTTGGGTAGAGCCAAAGATTACCAAAGGGGTCGGCACGCTGGTAGAGGGCTCGGATTTAGCCAAATGGAATCTGCTGCAATGGGTGCAGGGATTGCTAGGGCA